GGCGGCGCAGGAAGAGGATTGATACAATGAACGGTCTTGGTTCTGACATGATGGGCCTTGGGATGCCTTCCGCGCTTGCCAATTTGGTAGGCGATAGCATTCCGGCAGCTGTTGCAGGGGCTGGCACGGCGCAATCTGGCGCGACGCCGCTTACTGGCACGATCAACCAAGTGACAACCTCTGCCGGGCAGACGGCGGTGGTGTTGCCTTCTACGCAGCCGCTTGGCACTTCGGTCAATGTCTATGTCAGCACTGCCACGGCGGCGCTGGTGTTTCCGCCTTCAGGTGGCGGTATCAACGAAGGCGCGGCAAACGCTTCCTTCAGTGTGGCGCAATCCCGTGTGGCGTCCTTTGTCCGCGTGAGCGCGACAAAGTGGCTGGTGCTGTACGGCTCCTAAGTCATGTCTTACACTTGGCTTCAGCTTGGCCAGGCCGTGGCGGCGGAAATGGGGTTTGGCTCCATTCCCGCTACGGTGGCCGGCGCAAATGATGACCAGACGCGGCAGATTGGCGCGCTTGCCAATCGGTGCGGCGAGATGTTGCTGCGAATGCGCGAATGGATTGCGCTGCAAGCCGAATGGGAAATTTCTGTCACTACGCCGATCACGCTGACGGGCGACCTGACGCTAGGATCGGCTACGGTGACGGGCCTTGCCAGCACGGCGGGACTATTGGCCGGGCAGATGGCCGTCACGGGCGATTATCTGGTCCAGGCAACCCGTCTTGCGGCGGTGGTGGACGCAAATACCGTCACGCTCACGCAGCCCGCCACGGCCACGCTTGCGGGCGCCACGTTAGCTTTTGGGCAGGATACATATGCGACGCCTGCGGACTTGCTGGCGCCGATCAATCGCACCATGTGGGATCGTTCCCGGCGATGGGAATTGATTGGCCCGATGTCGCCGCAGGAAGATCAATGGATGCGTTCCGGCATTGTGGCGACCGGCCCGCGCAGGCGGTTTCGGTTTGTCGGGCGCGGGGGCAATACCTTCCGCATCTGGCCACCACCGACTTCGCTTGATAGTCCATCGGTTTTGTCGTTCGAATACACGTCCGCCCATTGGGCCACGGCGGCAGACGGCACCCCAAAGGACCGCTTCACGGCTGATGCTGACACTTGCGTTTTTGCCGATGACCTGATGCTGATGGGCGTGAAATGGCTTTGGCTGCAATCGAAGGGCATGGAATATGCGGCTTTCCGCGATGATTGGTTGCGGCAGGTGGAACAGGCCGAGGCAACCGATGGCGCCAGCCCGACGCTGAACATGGCGGGCGGAAATTGGCCGCTGCTGATCGGGCCGGGTAATGTGCCTGATACTGGGTTTGGTTCATGAGGCAGCGCCGGCAAGTGCCCCGCGTGTCGCGCGGTGTGGCGCGGCAATTCCCGGCGCCGGTCGGCGGCCTAAATGCGCGCGATAGCGTGGCAAACATGCCGGCAAGTGATGCGCTGATCCTAGACAACATCTTCCCCGAGCGGTCTTGGGTGGAAGTGCGGCGCGGCTACGCATCGCACGCGACAGGCATGACCGGCGCCGTCGAGACGCTGATGGATTACAACGGCGCGACGCCAAAGCTGTTCGCGGTGGCGAATGGCAGCATTTTTGACGCATCCAGCGCGGGCGCGGTTGGCGCGGCAGTCGTCACCGGCTTGACCAATAACCGCTTCCAATTCGTCAATTTCACAAATGCGGCCCACAGTTGGTTGATTGCGGTTAACGGCGCCGATGGCGTCCGCACTTGGGATGGCAGCGCATGGGCCACGCAAACCATTACCGGTGGCGTGACTGCGGCCAATCTTTTTTGCGTGACGACTTGGAAGCGCCGCGTTTGGTTTGGCGAACAAGGCACAACGAAGGCTTGGTATCTGCCAACAGATGCGATTCACGGCAACGCTAATGCGATTGACCTGGGCGGCGTGTGGCGCCACGGCGGGACTATTGCAGGCATTATCGCGCCGACCTTTGACAGTTCCGCCGTAGGCCTTGAGGACTATATCGGCTTCATTTCCACGCGCGGCGAATTGGCTTTGTATCGCGGCACTGATCCGGCAAGCGCCACCACGTTCCAATTGCAGGGTGTGTTTTTGCTTGGCGCGCCGATTGGGCGGCGGTTCTTCATTCAGACCGGCGGCGATTTCGCGCTGATGAATGTGGACGGCGTTGTGAGCCTGACGCAAGCGCTTGGCCTTGATCGCAGCGTGGTGGCGCGCACTTCCGTCACAGACAAGATCACGCGGCTATTCACGGAAGCCGTGCAGCAATACGGCACTAATTTCGGATGGTCCCTGACGGTTTTTCCCGAGGGCCATCGGGTGATTGTAAACGTGCCGATCAGCACAACCGTGGCCATTCAATACGTGATGAACACGCTATCCGGCGCTTGGTGCCGCTATACCAATCACAACGCGGCGTGCTGGGCGACGTGGCAAGGCAATCTGTATTTCGGCGGGCAGGCCGGCGGCATTGTGTATCGCGCGGATTTCGGCACGAATGACAATGGCAACGACATTGCCTGGGGCTTGAAAACTGCATTTTCTGACTTCAAGGTGCCAAGCCGGTTGAAGCGCTTTACGTTGCTGCGCCCATTGATCCAGGCGACCGATAACCCTAACGCCAGCATCGCGCTTGATGTGGATTATGGCGACCAGCCGGCGCAGAATGTTCCGTCCTTTACCAACACTTCCGCGCTTTGGGATAATGCGCTTTGGGATGTTTCGTCATGGGGCGGCACGCAAACGCTGCGACCATGGGTTTCCCTTGGCAAAATCGGCTATGTGGGCGCGGTGCGGATGGCCGGACAGACGCGCGGCTTTACCATGCAGCTTTCCGCCTTCGATATCGTGTTTGAGCCGGCGCAAGCCCTGGGGCTATAATGCAGCTTGTGTTTGGTCAAGATCGCGCAATTGCTGAATGGGTGATGGCGCGCATCCCGCGCGCGTCAGGTATTGCCAGCGACGGTTACGCCATTGGCGTGCATGACGGCGCGGCTTTGGTAGCGGGTGCGGTGTATTCCGGCTTCACTGAAGGCAATTGCGAAATGAGCATTGCCGCCGCAACGCCACGATGGGCGCAGCGCGGGGTGATCCGGGCCTTGTTGCATTACCCCTTGGTGCAATGCGAATTGCGGCGGGTGACGGCCATGGTGCCGCATGACGCGACCCGCACGCTGCGCTTTTTGCGTGGTGTCGGATTCAAGCAGGAAGGCACCTTGCGCGATTGGTTTTCGCCGCGCGTGCATGGCGCGGTGATGGGTTTCATGCGCTGCGACTTTGAACGGCTATTTGCCAAAAGGAATTGAGAATGGGCAAGAAAGCACCAAGCGCGCCTGCCGCGCCTGATCCGGCTGCGACAACGGCGGCGGCTGCAAGGGCAAACCGCGATACGGCCATCACGCAATTTGGCTTGAACGCGGTGAACCAGCGCGACCCTTACGGCAGTTTGCAATTTAGCCAGATCGGCACATGGGCGGACGGCACGCCGCGCTTCGAAGCGGTGCAATCCTTGGCGCCGGAAGAACAGCGCGCATTGGACTTGTCGCGCCAAGCGCAAGACATTTACGGGCAAGCCGGGGTGCAACAGCTTCAATCCGTGCGGGAAAGGCTGGCAACGCCGCTGAGCCTGAACAACGAAGCCGTCGAAGGCCGCCTGATGGAATTGGGCAGCCGGCGGCTTAATCCGGTATTGGCGGAACGGCGCAACGCTATGGACACGCGCTTGCGTCAGCAAGGCTTGATGCCTGGCACGCAAGCCTATGACGTGGCAATGCGCGGCATTGGCGAGGCCGAGAATGACGCCTTCAATCAATTGTTGTTGCAAGGGCGCGGGCAGGCCATCAACGAAATCCTGACCGAGCGCGCCAGCCCCTTGAACGAGGCGGCGGCGTTGCTGACTGGCCAGCAAGTGCAAGCGCCGAGCTTTGTGAACACGCCGCAAACCAGCGTAGCGCCGACCGATTACATGCAGGCCGAGGCGATGCAGCAAGCGGTGTTGAACAATGCCTTTAACGCGCGAAGCCAGAATTACCAGACGCAATTGGCGGGCATGTTTCAACTTGGATCAACGGCGCTTGGTGGCGCTAGTCGCGTTGCCATGGGCGGCATTGGAGGGCGATAAGTCATGTCTGAATCCTACGCATCCAATCCCGCGCTTGCCATGGCGCTGCGCCGTGGGCGGCTGTCCGATCAATTGCTTGCCGATAGCATAAAGCCGCGCAACGTGGGCGGCCATGCGGGCGGCCTAGCGCAGATGGGCACGGCGCTGATCGGCGGGGTTATGGCTGGCCTGGATGATCGGCGGATTGACCGCTTGATGCGCGAAGATAAAGAAACGGCGGACGCGCAGATTGCGGCACTGTATGGCCGAGGCCCTGCGCCTGCCGCCCCGGGTGGCGCTGAACCTCCGGTCACGCCTGGCAGCCTGCCGCCGCCTATCCCTAATCCTGAAATGACCGGGCAGCCCGCGCCTGCCAGTGGCCCGGCTATGCCTGCCTCAATGCCTGCGCCAATGCCCGCACAAGCGCCCGCTATGCCCGCGCAAGCGCCCGCGCAAATGCCGGAACAGCCTGCACCGCGCACGGTGCGGCTTGCCAATGGTCAGGAAATCAACCTTGACGTGTTGCAGAATGCCGAGGCATCGCCCAATCAGCGCGTGAGGCTTGCGGCGGCTGGCGTGCGGCGGTCAATTGACGATGACCGCGCCGAGCGGCGGTTTCAAGAGCAGCTTGCATTGCAGCGCGACGCCGCGGCGCGGGCAACCGCAGCGGCGGGGCGTGAGAGTTTTGGCCAGCCGATTGAAATGACGGATGCAAACGGCCAGCGCGTGTTGGTGCAAGTTGGCAATCGCAACACCATTCGTCCGGTGCAGGGTTATAGTGCGCCGCCGGCTGCGCGTGGCGGCAACGAAGGGCCTTTTGCTGGCACCAGCATGGACGCGCAATATAACAACACAGTCTTAAGGTTGGCGCCGCGCATTCGGTCAGGCGAAGCATCGCCTGAAGAACAGGCAGTGTATCAGCGCGCGTTTCAGGCGCTTTCAGAAGGCCAAATCCAATTTGTAAATGACCCGGCGGACCCGACAGGCAATCGTCAAGTGGCGGTGCGGGTGCCGCGCAATATGGGCGACCTTCCGCAACCAGGCGGCGGGCAAGCACCATCTGCGCCGCAAGGCATGACCGCGCCGATAGCGCAGCCGGGCGGGCCATCGGGCGCCGTAGCGCCGCAAGGTGGCGCGGCGGTTCCTGCTATTGGGCAAGACGCCATACCTACCGCCCCTGCCGCCGTGCCGGGCTTTGAACGGATGCGCGCCGCGCCTACAGGGTGGCAATGGCGAGCTGATGGCTTAATGGAGCCTGCGCCCGGTGGCCCGGCTGATCCGCGCACGCAAGGGCTAACCGAGGCGCAATCTCGAAGCAATTTCTTCGGCGCTCAAATGAAAATGGGCGATGAGATATTGCGCGGGGTAAGTGTGCCGAGTAACGCCATGATGCTGGCCTATCGCAATTTGCCATCGGTTCCAGTCAATTATGGCGCCAGCGCGAATGACCAGATGTATTTTAATGCCGCGCGCTTGTTTGCGGCTGGTGTTCTTCGCAAGGAAACCGGCGCGGCAATGACGCCGGGCGAAGTCTTGGACGTTGCAGAGAGGTTCTTCCCGACGCCGTTTGATAGGCCGCAGGTCATTGCGCAAAAAGCCCGCGCCCGTCAGCAGATCATATCTTCACTTGCGGCTGAATTGCCGGGCGGCCAGCTTCGCGGTGAATTGCCAAGCACAACCGGGCCGGGTGGTAGGGGTGAAGCCTCGCCGCCGCCAAGACAACCGCCGCCGCCAGCAGGGTTTAGGATCGTGCAATGAGCAACATTGCAGTCAATGACGCGGGGGATGTGATGATCTTCCGCGAAGGCGCTTGGTCACGCGCGCCAGTCGCGCAAAACGACCAAGGCGCGCGATTGTTTTATGACGGGGCCGATTGGAAGGATTTGCCGACCGCTTCCCCTGCCGCCCCCGCCGCGCCAGCCACGCCCGCCGCGCCGCGCGCATCCTTTGGGCAGCGTTTCGCCACGGGTTTAGGCGACATCTTCCGGGGCGCCGAACAGCTTACCGCCAATGTCAATGACGGCAGGCAAAACAGGGTTATGGATTTTCTGCGCCAAAATCCAAACATTGGCCCGATCATGGAACAAGCCGCCGCCACCGTTCCGATGGAAACAGCGGCAGAGGCTAACGCGCGCATTGCAGAACGTGAAAAGACGTATCAGGCATCACGCGGCCCTGATCCTGGCATTGATTGGGCGCGCATCGGCGGGCAGATGGTTTCTACCCTGCCTGTAGGCATGGCGGCTGCCCCGACGCGCCTTTTGCCGGCGGTTGCAAGCGGTTCCTTGCAAGGCGCCGCGCTGGGCGGTTTGCAGCCCGTGACGGAAGGCGATTACGGCGAAGGCGTCACGGGCAACGTGCTTTTGGGCGCTGGCGCAGGCGCAGCCGGTGGCGCGGCTAGCTATGGCATTGGGCGGTTGTTGCAAGGCAGGCAAGCGCCTTCCGCGCGCCCGGAAGCCGTTGCGCTTTCTGACGCTGGCGTGTCTTTGACGCCTGGCCAAATTGCGGGCGGATACGGGCAACGCATTGAAGAAGCCCTTGGGTCTATTCCGATTGTTGGCGCGCAAATTCGGGGGCAACAGGCGGAAGGCGTGGCGTCTTTTAATCGTGCGGTTGCCAATCGCGTTTTGGAACCGCTTGGGCAAAAGGTAGACGACGCCGCGCCGGTTGGGCGAGAATTGGTTGATGATGTCTATAAGCGGATTAGCGGGGCATATAACGCTGTTTTGCCGCGCATTCAGGCTTTTGGGCCGGATCAACAGCTTTACCAAGATTTCGCACAAGCCTTTCAATCGGCGACCACAAAAGACGCGCAAGATAATTTTGTATCAATCATCAACAACAAGATTGCGCCGCGCATTAAAGGTGGCGTGATTGATGGCGATACTTGGAAATCTATTGATGAAGAGTTCGGCTTCCAAGTGCGCCGGTATTTGCGTTCATCTAATCCAAGCGATCAAAACCTTGGAGAAGCCTTAGCGGAAGCGCAAAGCGCCTTTCGGGGACTGCTTTCCCGATCTAATCCACAAATAGCGCCAGAGGTTAGGGCGGCAGACCAGGCATACGCGCAGTATATCCGCATGGAACGCGCGGCAGGGGCAACCGGCGCGCGCGAAGGCGTTTTCACGCCCTTGCAATTCAATCAAGCGGTGGCCATGACCAGCGGCGGACCGCGCCGATCACAATATGCGCGCGGCGATGCGCTCATGCAGGACTTGAGCGACCCCGCATCGGCGGTTATGCCTCGGACGCTGCCCGATAGCGGAACGACTGAAAGGGCATTGATTGCAGCCGCCTTACTTGGCGGCCCGTCAGCTTTAGGCATGGGAGCGCCTGCCGTTGCGGCTGGCGCTGGCGCATCAGCGCTTTATTTCAATCCGGTTCAACGGCTTTTGCAGGCTGGATTGCTGGGCAATCGCCCCGCAATGGTGTCTGGCGCTGGGCGGCAATTGGCTCTCATCGGTGGCCCCAGTCTTGCGGCTGCGCTTCTCGCACCATCGAACAATCAGCAGCCGCAATAGGCCGCCCAAAAAAACAGCGCCAAAAACTGCAATCGCTTTTTCCAAATCCGCCATCCCCGCACCATACCCGGTTGCGCCCTTTTTGTCATGGAGAAACCCGCCCATGCCCCGTAACGGTTCCGGCACTTACACGCGCCCCCAATCTGACTACATCCCCGGCACGACTATCCTGGCCACGTCTGTCAATTCGGACCTTAACGACATGGCGCAGGCCCTTACCGCGTCAATCGCGCGGGACGGCCAAACCATCCCGACCGCGAATATGCCGATGGGCAATTTTCGGCACACGGGCGTTGCGGACGGATCGGCCCGCACGGATTATGCCGCGCTTGGGCAAACGCAAAACGGCGCTTTCCTATGGGGCGGCACGGCGGGCGGCACGGCCAATGCGGCGACCATCAGCTTGAACCCGCCATTGGCGGCCTACGCGGCGGGCCAGGCTTTCCGATTTCAAACCAACGCGGCGGCCAATACCAGCGCGGTCACGCTGAACGTGAACAGCCTTGGCGCGGTTGCGGTGAACAAGGGCGATGGCACGACGGCGCTTGGCGCGGGCGACCTGCCGGCAAGCGCTATAGTGACGGTTGTGCATGACGGGACGCGGTTCCGGTTGATTGACCCGGCAACCAATGACGCCTTGGTGCAGGCATGGGTGGACCTTGCCAGCGCAACAACGACTGACCTTGGCACGGTTGGCGCCAATGTGCGGATTACCGGCACAACGACCATTACAGGTTTTGGCACGGCGGCAAGCGGCATCACGCGCAAGCTGCGCTTCGCAGCGGCGCTGACGCTGACATACAACGCGACCAGCCTAATCCTGCCCGGCGCTGCCAACATCACTACGGCGGCGGGTGACACGGCAGAGGCTATCAGCCTTGGATCTGGCAATTGGGTGCTGGTGGATTTCACGCGCGCGGCGGCAGGTTATGCGGGCAATATCCTGTTGGCCAATCCGGTGGCCGCTGCGAATATCGGCATCAATCGCGGCACTGAACAGGCAACGACTTCCGGCACGGCGATTGACTTCACAAGCATCTTAGCTGGGGTGCGGCGGGTTACGTTGTTGCTGCGAGGCGTCAGCCTAAGCGGCACGGATAATTTTTTAGTTCAAATCGGCGCGGGGTCTTTTTTGACGAGCGGATACGTGTCTCAGGCACAGTCAATCCGGGATAACGCTGCACCAACCTTCTCGCTAGCGACGAATGGATTCATTCTGTCAAGCGATATCAATTCCGCTACGCGACTTTTTACCGGCAAGATCACGTTGGATAACTTCAGCGGAAACATATGGCTGGCAGATGGCAAAATTGTTGGCACAGATGGTATTCGTGGCGCTATTTTTTCTGGAGAAGTGACGCTCTCAGGCGCGCTAGATCGCCTGCGCTTAACGGTGACGGGCAGCAATACGTTTGACGCTGGCGCCGCTAACATTATGTGGGAGTTTTGACCATGGCGCCGATTGATCCCCGCGATTTCGGAAAGCTTGAGGCTGAAGTTGCAATCCTTCGCACTCAAGTTTCCGCCTTAGCAACGGACATGCAAGCGCTTTTGGCTTTGGTCGAGCGCGGCAAAGGCGGGTGGCTTGTCATTGTCTTGGCCGGCACCATAACCAGCGCGCTTACTGTTTTGGCCATTAAGCTTCTGCCGATCTGGCCATTTCGATGAACAAGGAAGAGATGTTTATCAGCGTCATGCTCGCCGGCGCGTCAGGATGGATTGCGGCGCTTGGGCGCGAATTGAAAAACGAGCGCAGGCGCTTGAATTGGAAGTTGGTCGCATTGGAAACGCCAAGCGCCATTTCTTGCGGGGTGATCGGCGGCGGCATTGCAATCATGGCAGGCTGGACGCATCCCTTGGCGATTGCCGCTTGCGCTTCCATAGCCGGGCACATTGGCAGCGCGGTCATGATGCAATTCATCGTGAATTGGCTAAAAAAGCGTGTTGGCGATGAATGACCCCATGGCCGCCGCGCTGAAAGCGCGTGGGCCCCTGACCAATGAGGATTGCGAAGTCTTGGCGCGTATCCTGAGGGGCACGCCGGACATGCGCGGCGAGCGCTACCCGGTCATGCAGCAGGCCGGCCCGATGGCGCCAACCATGCGCGAGCAAGGCAACGCGCTACGGGCCATGCTGGCCAAGCGCCCGGAAAAATTGACCGAGGCTGAAAAGCCGATCATGGCCACGCTGGAGGGCTTTATGATCCAGGGCGGGCCGTTTCCGAAGGTTGGAAAGTGAAGGATTGACCCCATGGCACCATTACTGGCACTTGTTCCGGCGCTCTTGCCCGCGCTGGGCACGCTTATTGACCGGCTGATCCCTGACAAGGCAGAGGCCGAAAAGGCGCGCAATCAGCTTGAGGCGCAACTTGTGACCGCGGCTAATCAAGCCGCGTTGGCGCAGGTGGAAGTGAACAAGGTCGAGGCCGCGCATTCCAGCGTGTTTGTCGCCGGGTGGCGGCCGTCGATCGGCTGGGTTTGCGCCGCCGGGCTGGCCTGGGCTTTCGTGGTCGCGCCGGTCGCGTCTTGGGCGCTGATGGTGCTGGGCGTCAAGGCGGAATTGCCGGCCATCCAGTTTGATCACTTGTTTGAGTTGGTCTTGGCCATGCTTGGGATCGGCGGCTTGCGGACGTTTGAAAAGCTGCGCGGGGTGGCGCGGTGATCTCCGCCCGATGCGAATTGCGCCTGGCAGGCGTGCATCCTGATTTGGTGCGGGTGGTGCGGCGCGCGGCGCAAGGCGGCGCGACGTTCCGGGTGGTGGAAGGAATGCGGACGGTTGAACGCCAGCGCGATCTTGTGGCGGCTGGCGCATCCCAAACCATGAACAGCCGGCACATCACCGGCCACGCCGTGGATCTGGCGCCATTGGTTGACGGCGCCGTGTCCTGGGATTGGAAGCACTTCTTCCCAATGGCCGATGCCGTAGCCGATGCGGCGCGCAAGGAAGGCGTCCCGTTGATATGGGGCGGCGCATGGGGCCGGACGGTGCAAGACTGGCCCCAGGGCAGCGCTAAAGCGGCGCAGGATGCCTATGTGGCGGAACGGCGCGCGGCGGGTCGCAAGCCGTTCCTTGATGGGCCGCATTTTGAATTGCCTGCTTGGCGACAATGAACACAGCGCCAATCGCGCAGCCGATAGCAACGGCGGCAATCCAAGGAATAAAGTCAGTCATTGGGCTGCCGGTGTCATTCCCGTTCCTCCTTCGCGGCGGCAATTACGTAATCAGCAAGCCATGGTAGGTTGCCCTCAGCTATCGCGGTGATGCCGTTGTCATGCAGCGCGCGAAGAAACGCGGCGATTGCATTGGCTGCCTCGCCTGTTAGCTTTTCGCAAGGCCCGTGCATCATGCCGTGGCGCGTTTCAAAGCATTCGCCTTCGCAAAGGCAGATAGCACAAGCCGCCTTGTCCAGCGCGGCGCGGATGGGGTCAGTCATTGCCTTCCCCTTTCAGCGCGCGGATGGCGGCGGCGATAGTAGTGTGGTGCAACCCTCTTTTTGCCCGTGCGTATGGCACTAATTTATGTTTCAAAGCGGAGTTTGTTGTGACATAAGTATGTGTCTCAACAAATTGCGCCGCTTCTTCCAGCGCATCCTTGCGCGCGGTGGCGATGCGCGCTTCCACTTCGGCGGGCGTGAGAACTGGGGCGAGGTAGGTGCATTCTTTTGGGTTCCAATCGTTGCGGCTATAAAACCATTTGGCGGTCCATCGGCAATTCTGCGCCTCACCAGCCGCCCGCCAGAAACGCGGGAATACGTCATGTTTTAATGGGCACACAAGCCAATGCCACCCATCCCGTTCCGGGTTCAGCGGCACCCCAGGCTTGCCGGGCCATCCGCATTTCATCTCAGCAAGCGCGTCATCCAGCGGCTTGCTGTCCGCACCCACAAGGACGCCATCGCCATCGTCATCAGGAAACCAGCCCTCAACTTCTACGGTGCGGCTTTGACCTTGATAGGTGATAGTTTCCGTGCGCTTGCGACGGCGCAGGATGGCCCCTGTTTCAGGGTGTATCATTGTCTCGCTCATGGCTTCCTCATTTCAGCAAGCGCGCGGGTCAGGTCCATGCTGGCAATTCGCCAATATCATATTTCGGCATTGTCATTTCCCCCCAGGGCGGCGCACGTCGCAGCAACACGTTCATATTTTTCAGGGGTGGTGTGGCCATCCCATATCGCCGCGCCTTCGGGGACGTGTGCGAACAGATGCGCGTGACTGTCGTGATAGTGCCAGGACGCTTGCCCTGTTGGCAGTGTGATGTAGATGCAGCCGTGCCAATCTTCGGACCATCCTTCGATGGCGGTGCGCGTTCGCACAGACGGAAACATCGCCGCCAGCAACGCGACGACGCGATTGCGTTCTTCGTATGCCGCGTCCTTGCTTTCCAGCAGCGCATCACGCTCGGCTGCGAGGGATCGAAGGGCGGTGGCTTGATACACAAGGCACTCAATGGCTTTCGCCAGCCGTTTCGCTTCTTCCGTGGTGATACTCATTTCTTCCGCGCCTCCATCATCGCGTCGGCCATACGGTATGCCATACAAGCGAATGATTCCATGTCTCCATCCGCATGATTTGGATTTGCCAAAACAGCCTTCATCCAATCACTCGCAAATTCATCGCGTAGGGTTTTGCATGGCTGATCTGTGATGATGTCAGGCAATGGCGCATCGGGCAGCGTGTCGCTGACATAAACTTCGCTGATCAGGTCGAGTGAATTAGTGATGCCAAGAACATAAGAACCGTTTTCTTTCCATGTCATATCATACGCCGCAAAAGTGCGGTCACACCAACTAACGCGGGTTAATGGCCCAACAATAAGGCCGCCCCGCGTCCGGTAATACGCGCCTTCACGAATTTTCATATCACCGCTCCCAAAATTGCCAGCGCCAGAATAGCGCCGCAGATTGCCAAGATTGCCAGCGCCTCGCTGCGCCTGATCGGCGCATATTGCCGATCAGGGCCAGGGCCGGGATAAAAGCCGCCGGTCATGGAAATACCTTTGCGTCATATACGCGATTGCGAATTTCGTAAGGGTCGTTGCTTTCCCCTATAATGGCGACATGGCGCGGATTTGGTATTTGATCACGCATTTTTGCTAATTCATCATCGCAAAATTCCGCAATCGTGTTTAAAAAATCCTTTATCACCATTCCATTTCCAATATAAGTTCCGGTGCCTTTCCAGCCGGACATAGTGTGCATTTTAGCGCGCACCCTATTTCCAATTTTCAATTTTTTGGCCATCTTTCTTACTCCTTAAAACGGGATTTCATCGTCAATATCAGCCGGCGCATGGCGTGGCGCGTCATTGGCAGGCGCATCGCCGCCCGCATCCTTCGGGCTAAGCAGCACAAGTTCACCCTTGAAGGGTGGCAGCACGACCTCAGTGCTGTAGCGGTCATTGCCTGACTGATCCTGCCATTTGCGGGTCTGTAATTTGCCTTCCAAGCAAACCAAGGATCCTTTGCGGAGATAGCGTTCCGCAATATCGGCAAGCTTTTCATTCGTGACGGCGATGTTATGCCATTCCGTCTTTTCTTTCGGATTGCCGTCCCGGTCCTTCCAGCGCTCGGACGTGGCAATGCTGAAATTCACAACCTTGCCGCCGTTCTGAAAGTTTCGCACTTCCGGGTCTTTGCCGAGACGCCCGATCAGCGTCACTTTGTTAAGACTGCTCATTCTGCGGGTTCCTGTTCTGTGACTGCTTCCGTAAGCCGTGCCGTAATGGCCGCGTTAATATCTGCAACGGTGTCAGGGTAGCGTTCCTTCACGGCGCCAAAGGTGCCGACATTTTCTTGAGCCCAAGCGCGCAACGCGGCGGGATCATGCGCCAACAGGCCAATCGCTTTCATTGCGGCGCGGTGCCAGATTTCCACGCTGCCAAAAGCGTGTTCCTTGGCGTTCGGGTCAATCAGCGGCAGGGCCTCGTTTGCCGGGCTTGCGGCGGGCGCTGGGGCGGGTGCGGGTTCATCCGTGCCGCTTTCCAGCCATTGCAACAACTGCCGCCCTGTGCCTTCCGTAATGGTGTCGCGCCAGCCATCAAATAGCGTAGTGCGATCTTTGGAAGCCGCCGCTTTGTGGTCAATGTCAATATCCATGACCACGGTAAATTCGTATTCCACGCCGTCGCGTTGCACTGGCGCCAGCCCGACCTTGCGCGGCACTTGCTTGCCCCGGTCATTGGTTTCCAGCACGTATTCGGTTTTAACGCGCATGGTCACGATAATGTGGCATCGGCTGGAAAGCAGCGATTCCACCAGCGCATTATGATCCGGCGTCACTTCGCGCCAGGCGGCGTAGGAATTGGTGCCGGGGCGATTGGCAATCTGGCCTTGCTTATCCAGCAAGCCGCCGGCGCCAGCCCATGCGTGGGAAAGGCTGTCAACGATAATCGTATCGTATCCGCCATTCTCAAACGCCGTGATAGCTTCACGGTATTTGTTGACGGTGTAGGGCTTCTCCAGCGTGATCACGTCATAATCGCCAAGGCTGGCGTAAAGATCAGCGGAACCGTTTTCGGTGTCGATGATGCCGACCTTGCCGCCAATGCCAAACGCCAGCTTGAGCGCAGACATGGTTTTACCGGACCCTGACGGGCCGATCAGCGCAAGGCGTAGCTTTGCCTTGCGCCTTTGTGCTTTGCGGATTTGCAGTGCCATTTCATTTTTCCTTCGAGGTTATCACAAGAGAGGGCGGCGTTTGCACCAGCACGGCGCCGGGGATGTCATCGCCACGGGCAAGCCGCGCCTTGATTAGCGCCTTGTCGGGTTCGCGCTTCATGCGCCAGCAGTCATCGGGCAGCGCCTTTTCATCGGTGATTTCTGCCGACTTGGCGCCGTTGACGCGCAACGTGGCGCGGTGGTGTTTGCTTTCGGCAATGGCCGCGCCGGGGTCGCCACAGTCCGCCAGGCCAGCACGCAACGCCTCACGGGCTTGTGCTGCGCCGCGCGTCAATTCCGCCTGGACGCGCGTCCAGTATGTGACGGCGCGCTTGGCTTCTGTCTCGGCATCCTCCAGCGCCACAATGGCATCCAGCGCCCCGGTAAAGCTGGCGTCAAAGCTATTGGCCTGCGCTGCTTTGCTGGTGGCGCACTTGGCGCCGATCAGCGCCAGGCGCATTGGATGCGCGTCATAGTCCGGCATGGTGGCCGGCACTTGCACCGCGCGTATATCTTCGCGGAGCGTGGCGGCGATTTCATCGGCGGTCATTGTCCATCTCCAAACAAAGAGAGTTGTCCCGGTTCAGGGATCAGCACTTGCGCGCCCGCCGCTTGCAGCAGCGCAGCCAATGCGGAAGCTTCCGCCCGGCATTGCGCGGCATCATCGCGGGATTGCGCGGCGCGGTCAGGATCGGCGCAATCATGACGATCCGCCGAGGCTTCAAGGTCGCGGGCATTCAGGACGCATCGCGCGTGGATCGCCGCAACGGTGGCAATCTGGAAGGCGTTCATCACGCCAGCCCCAGCAGCACAAGCCAAACCGCCACGACCCAGGCGATGCCCTGGAACAACGCCTCAAACGCGGCGTTGACAGGTCCAGCGCCAATCGCCATCGTCAGGATCAGCAGCGCGCAAAGCGGGCCGAAGACAATCCACCAGATAATGCGTTCCGGGGTCATGACGCGTTCCTCCAACGCTTTATAGCTTTGGCGAACATCGCCAGAATGTCTTGCGTTTCATCGCCAAGCGGCGTCCCGGCGCGCGTGGCTTTCCAGTGCTTACGGCCTTCTTCCAGCGTAAAGAACCGGCACCCGGCTTTGATGTAAAAGCCATCTTCGCAATGCCACAAGAAAAACTCCCAACCATCCAAGCGCGTGGCGCGGCGCAAGATACCAATAGCAGTTTTGTCGTTGTTGATTTTGGCGCCCTGCAAATCGGCGCCCTGCAAATAGGCGCCCTGCAAATCGGCGCCCTGCAAATCGGCGCCCCGCAAATAGGCGCCCCGCAAATAGGCGCCCTGCAAATAGGCGCCCTGCAAATAGGCGCCCTGCAAATCGGCGCCCCGCAAATAGGCGCCCCGCAAATAGGCGCCCTGCAAATAGGCGCCCCGCAAATAGGCGCCCTGCAAATAGGCGCCCTGCAAATAGGCGCCCTGCAAATCGGCGCCCTGCAAATCGGCGCCCTGCAAATAGGCGCCCCGCAAATCGGCGCCCCGCAAATAGGCGCCCCGCAAATAGGCGCCCTGCAAATCGGCGCCCCGCAAATCGGCGCCCCGCAAATAGGCGCGGTTTCCGACTTCACCGCGCAACCAGCGCGCATGATCCGCCAGCACGGCGGCGATTTTTTCCTTGGTCATTGTGCGGCACCCCGGCGCATGTTCCAGTTATCAATCGCGCGATAAAACCCGCCGTTCAGGCTGTCATCTTCCGCGCGGCGCTCGGCTTCAACCGTGACGGTGGCGGCGCTTTCAACCAGCACGTTAATCGCGTGATCAATCGCCTCGGATGCGTCTTGGCTTGGCGCGGCGGCGCTGATGTCCAACAATTGCGCCACCATGCGTTCAATTTGCAGCATCGCGGACCAAGCCGTGGTCGCGGCATCGTGCCAGTGACCGTTTTCGTCATCTGGGCACTTTTCCAGACGGGCGCGGTAGCCCGCCAGGCTTACCAGCGCTTCGTGCTTGGCTGGCGCTTCGGGTGGTTGAATTGGCAGTAACTTGAGCATGGCTTGGTGCCTCTGTTCGGGTTGCGATGGGCTAACCCTATGCCTTGCCGGTGCGGCTGTCAATCATAAATTAAATGCCCGATGCTTTTTTTTATGATTGACAAGCCCCGCGCCTTGCGGTTAGGGTTCCGGTCATGACAGTCTCAGACCTTATCGAGCAGGCGGGTGGCACGCGAAAACTGGCGGAAACGCTAGGCTGTCGCCCGAATGCCGTTTGTAATTGGCGCTACCAGGGCGTCCCGTATAAGCATCACGCCCGGTTGCGCGCCATGCTGCGCCGCCGGGTTGAACGCCAGGCGCTTGCCGAGGCGTTGGAATGGAGGCCAAGTAAATGATTAAGCGCTTGCGGCATGGAACATGCTGGATCATGTGGCGCGTCAGTGACGCGTTTCAAATCATGGCCGATTGGTGCGAGCGCGCTGCCGATTGGGTAGAGGTTGCAGCCGGCCGCATCAGGGGGCGCGACTGATGCCCAAGGCAAGTCCCTGGACAGAAGATCGCCTTGCCATGCTTTGCACCGAATGGGCGACCGACGCCTCAACGGCGGAAATCGGGCGCCGCATGGGTATCACGAAAAGCGCCGTCATCGGCAAGGCGCATCGCATGAGATTGCCAGCGCGTGAAGCGCCGGCCAATATCGTATCATCGAAAAGCCGGGGCATGGTGCCTCGGCCTGCCGCCCGCAGTAATCGAGAACTTCCCGTTGCCGATACGCGGGCGGCTTCCCCATCGCGGCCACGTGCCGCTACCATCTCCGGCGTTTCCTCCGCCGTTGAGCGCCGGGTTTCCTCCCTCCCGGTCGAAAACTTGCCCGGCGCGGTTGCCGAAACGCCGCCGCGCCGGGTCTTTTCCCATAAGCAATGCCAATACATCACAAGCAGCGATGATCGCGTGCATCGGTTCTGCGAGGCGCCCGTTGTGGAGAACGCTAAGGGCTGCGCTTCGCCATATTGCGCGGCGCATTATGCCGAGTGTTACGCCACGCCGGGCAAACACGCGAATAATCCGCCGCCTGCGACGTGGCTGAAAAATCGCGGCATGATTTGGGCGCGCGGGTGATGAACAAGCAAAACAAGATGGAGGATGCAACATGCCGTTAGATACGGCTTATGCTGAGTTTCTGGCGGGCAAGCGGCCTGCCGCCAATGCAGTCGGCATTGATAAAGTGCCTGATTTGCACCGCGACCTTATGCCGCACCAGCGCGATTGCGTGGCGTTTGGATTACGCCAAGGGCGCTTTGGCTTGTTCCTTGATACGGGCCTTGGCAAGACATTCTCGCAGCTTGAATGGGCCAATCACGCGCTTGAGGCCAGCAATGGCAAGGCGCTGATCCTGGCGCCTTTGGCGGTTGCGGCGCAGATCGTTCGCGAGGGCAAGGCGCGCGGCTATGAGGTGCAGCAAATACGCGACCAAGCCGAGGCGCGCGACGGAATCAACGTCTGCAATTACGATCGGCTTGATCGGCTGGACTTTGACGCTTTCGGCGCCGTGTCCCTGGACGAATCCAGCATCCTGAAAAGCTTCACCGGCAAGACAACGCGCGCCTTGATTGACGCATTCCGCGATCATCGTTTCCGGTGCGCTGCAACAGCTACGCCCGCGCCGAATGACCATATGGAACTCGGGCAGCATTCTGAGTTTCTCAGTATCATGAATGGCAATGAGATGTTGTCGCGCTTTTTCATAAACGACACATCCAACGCATCGCAGCAATGGCGCCTAAAGCGCCACGCCGAGGCAGAATTTTGGAATTGGATGGCGTCTTGGTGCCGCATGGCGGAAACGCCGGCAGATTTTGGCTATGACGCCAGTGGCTATGTTTTGCCGCCCTTGAACGTGCATCGCCATAGGGCTGCAGGCGACATTCGTGCGCCGGCTGGGCTTTTGTTTGCTGGCGATCTTAGCGCGACCACGCTGCACGAAACCAAGCGCCAGACTGCCGACGCCCGCGCGAAGGCGATTGCGGCGCTGATTCCTAAAGGTGAAGCGTGCGTAGTGTGGTGCGATACCGATTACGAAGCCGATGCCATCCGGGCGGAAATTCCAGAAATCAAGGAAGTGCGCGGGTCGCATCCGATTGAGCGGAAGGAGGAAACGCTTGAGGCGTTTGCATCTGGGCAAGTGCAATGGCTGCTTACTAAGCCTTCCGTCGCGGGCTTTGGCATGAATTGGCAGCATTGCGCCACGATGATCTTTGCCGGGCGATCATTCAGCTATGAGGCTTGGTATCAGGCCGTGCGCCGTTGCTGGCGCTTTGGGCAAAAGCGCGCGGTGGAATGTCACCTAATCGTGGCCGAGGGCGAAGATCAGATTGGCCGCGTGATTGACCGCAAGAGCGGCGATCACAAGAAGATGAAACAGGCCATGTCAGCCGCCATGCGCCGCGCAATGGCGCAGGATGCTGGCGTGCGCGTTCCATATCAACCAGCACATAAGGGGAAGTTTGCATCATGGATTTCGTAAGTTTGGACAGCAAGCGTGGCGACACATGGCAGGCCATTCATGGCGATTGTGTGGATGTTGTGAGGCAGTTACCTGATAATTCCATTGGCTTCAGCGTGTATTCGCCGCCTTTCGGATCGCTCTTTGTTTATTCGTCAAGCGAGTGCGACATGGGGAATTCATCCTCCGATGGCGAGTTTGAGCGCCATTATCAATACATGGTGAAGGAAAAGTTTCGCGTAACCAAGCCGGGACGCTTGAGCGCCGTTCACTGCACTGATCTACCGATGACAAAATGGCGCGATGGGCATGTTGGCTTGAAGGACTTCCCAGGGCAGATCATTCGCGTTCACGAAGATGCCGGATGGATTTACCATGCGCGGGTGACAATCTGGAAATGTCCGGTTGTGGAAATGACCCGCACAAAAGCTGTTGGCTTGGTATATGGCCAGCTTGTGAAGGACAGCAGCAAGTCGCGCGTTGGGCTTCCTGACTATTTGCTAATTTTCCGCAAGCCGGGCGACAATGAAGATCCAATCGTCCACGATATGGGGCACGAAACTGCCAGAAGGCTTGAACGCCCGCGTAAAAATATCGGCGCCAGCGAAATACCGCTGGACAAGTGGCAGGAGTGGGCATCGCCAGTCTGGATGACCGTTGACCAGACAAACGTATTGAATGTGAAGGTTGCAAAAGATCAGGCAGATGAAAAGCATCTTTGCCCATTGCAGCTTGATGTTATCGAGCGTTCTTTGATTATGTGGAGCAATCCCGGCGACGTGGTGCTTTCGCCTTTTATGGGCATAGGCAGCGAGGGCTTTTGCGCCATGAAGCTGAAGCGCAAATTCCTTGGCGTTGAATTGAAAGAGAGCTATTTCCGCCAAGCCTGCCGCAACATAGACGCGGCAGAGAAATCGGCAGAGAGCCTTTTCGATTACGAGGCAGCTTGATGCTTGTGGTCCTGACCTTCCTAATCTGCGCCGCTGACGGCACCGCTTGCGATCCGGGCTATCAGGCGCATCGCAGTTGCGTGACGGCGCAGGCGTATGTGCGGGCTGGGCTGCATCCGGCGCTGATGATCAAGGATATTGTTTGCACGGTGGAGGCGAAGAAATGACGGATTTACTCGATGCTGTTAAGATTGCAATTGGCCTTGCGCTTATGGGCGGCGGGGTGCTTTGCGGTGTTTGGGGTGCGGCGCTATTGATGACCTGGCTGCAAAGGGCGATTGGGTTATGACCCGCGCCGCCCCAGAGCGTGCCATCCAGATCGCCATTAAGCGCCGCTTGGCCCTGTCTGGCGTGGTGTGCCACCATTCGCCGAATGCCGCACGGCGCAGCGCCATTACGGGCGTGCGGCTAAAGCAGGAAGGCATGATCACGGGCTGGCCTGACCTGACGCTGGTCGGGCCGGATAAGCGCGTGGCGTTCCTTGAGGTGAAGGCCGAGAAAGGCCGCACCAGCGCCGCGCAAGATGACTGCCTCGCGATGCTGCGCCGCATGGGGCATGACGTGGCGGTCGTGCGGTCGCAGGATGACGCGGTGCTGATGTTGCAGGAATGGGGATGGCCGGTGCGATGAAAGACATTCGGGTAATCGTCACCGTAAAGAACGCGGTGATGCTTCGCGCCATGGAGCAGGCAGGCTTTACAACCGCGACGGAATTGGCGCGCGCATGTGGCGTGAATAATTCCACCGTTGGGCTTTACCTGAATTTGAAGCTCGCACCTTATCAGCCATGCGGCCAATTGCGCCCAAGCATTCTGCGGATTTCAGAGGTCTTAAAACGCCTGCCAGAGGACTTATTTCCGACGCCATTTTTGCGCCGCGCGCTGCAAACAAACCGCGTCACGCGCGACGTTGACGCTGAGAGCCTGCCGGCATTGATGCACCAAGCGCCGCCTTCCATCGCCTATGATCCTGAGCGAAGCTTGATTGTGCAAGACGCGGTTGCTTCGATGATGGATGCGCTCAATTCGATCAAGAATATGAATGGAGAAGTTGACACGCGTAACATTGCCGTGCTGAAGCATTATTACGGGCTTGAAGGTGGCGAGTCGTCAACTCTTGATGAAACAGCAAGACATTTCGGAGTGACGCGGGAGCGTGTGCGGCAGATTATTATGAAGGTAGAGCGGCAAATCCGGCGTAAATTTAACCAGCCGCGCTATGAAGATGCAAAGAGCGCTATGCTGGAAATGATTGCGCCATGACCCACGAACCCGTCCCATCCACCTTAGAAGAACGCCTTGCCTTTTACCAGCGCTTCGCCCGCAACCTTGCCGAGCGCGTGCCGGACCCGGTAGAGGACGTGGAGCGCGAGGCGCATTTTGAGACATGGAAGCGGAAAGGCGCCAAGAAATGAGCTTGACAGCGTCCGCCCTATGGCTTGCCCAGGAAATGCGCCTGCCGGTCTTTGCTTGCGGGCCTGACAAGCGCCCGGTGACGCAACATGGGTTCCAAGACGCCACGCGCGACCCGTCAGAGATCAAGGCGCAATTCGGCACCCCAGGCGCGGCCATGATCGGCGTCCCTACCGGCCAAGGCGCGGGTTTTTTCGTCGTTGATTTGGACGTGAAGAACGGCGGCCAAGGCCTGGAATGGCTGGCAGCAAACCAGCACCGCTTGCCCCGGACCCGGACGCACAAGACACGCTCAGGCGGGCAGCATTTGCTTTTCCAATGGCCGGAGGGCCGCACCGTCCGCAACAGCGCGTCACGCATCGCCCCGGGTGTAGACGTGCGGGGCAACGGCGGATACATCATCGCGCCGCCTTCCCCTGACTATGAGATTGCCGACCACAGCGCGCTTGCAGAGGCGCCGGCATGGTTGCTTGACCTGATAGACCCGCCCAAGGCGCCGGAAGCCCCGCGCTCGGCATCCGCGCCTCGCCAAGCCAACGACGGCACGCGCTACGGGATGACCGCGTTAGACAATGAGTGCCAGGCCATCCTAAGCGCGGCGGACGGCGCCAAGCATGACACGTTAAACCGGGCGGCGTTTAGCATTGGCGGCCTAGTCGCGGCTGGCGAATTGATTGAGGGCCCAGCCTTTGCCGCGCTGGCATCGGCCCTGGCAGGCATCCGGCACCGCTGCGAGGACTTCCCGGCAGCGCAGAAAACCCTTGCCGGCGCATTCCGGGCAGGCATGGCCAAGCCGCGCGAAGCCCCGCCGCGCTTGGTCCGCCGCATTGTGGAAGAATACCGCGAAACCCGACCCGAGCCGCCGCCGATCGACGCGCCGCCCGACCATTGGAGCGCGGAACCGGAGCCGGACATAGGCCTAGAGCCTGAGAAGGTAGCCCCGGACATCAAGCCCACCGGCCTGCCGCTGATCTATTTCCAAGACGTGAAGCCTGCCCTGAAATCTGAGGATTTCATTGAGGGCTTGCTGATCAAGGCCGCCATGTCAGTGACCTATGGCCCGTCCAATTGCGGCAAGACGTTCTTCATGGCCGACCTAGCACTTCATGTCGCCCTCGGGCTGGAATGGCGCGGGCGTGAGGTGGAGCGCGCAGGCGTGATTTACTGCGCCATGGAAGGGGCCCACGGCATTCAGAACCGCGTGGCAGCCTTTGCCCTGACGTGCGGCCTGGCTGGGCAGGAAATTCCCTTCGCCATTATCCCGGTTTCCCTAAACCTACTCGACGCCAATGCGGACACGTCCCGGCTGATAGACGCCATTGCAGAGGCCGCCGCCCGCATGGCGATCCCGGTCGGGCTTGTGGTAATGGATACCCTAAGCCGAGCCATGGCCGGGGGCAACGAGAATTCCCCGGAGGATATGGGCGCCCTGGTGGCCAATTCCGACCGCATCCGGCAGGCAACCGGCGCGCATGTCGCGTGGATACACCATTCAGGCAAAGACCAAGCCCAAGGCGCGCGCGGCCATAGCCTGTTGCGCGCCGCAACCGATACCGAGATCGAGATCAGCCGCGCCGACAATGACAGCCCGTCCATCGCCCGGGTGACCAAGCAGCGCGAATTGGAGATTGACGGCGTGTTTGGCTTTACGCTCAAGCGGGTGGAACTAGGCCTGAACCATCGCGGCAAGCCGGTCACGTCTTGCGTGGTGGAACCTACCGATGACCGCCCCGCCAAGCCGCGCGTTAGCCTGACCAATGGCGAGGCCATGGCGCTACGCATCCTGCATGACGTGATGGCGACACAGCCTTGCCCGGTGCCTTACCAGGCCGCCCAAGCGGGCGTGACCGTCGCCACAAGCAAGCACGCATGGCGCGAGACGTTCTTCGCGCGTTCAACCACTGATACCCACGAGGCGAAGAAAAAAGCATTCAACCGGGCAGCCGATGGGCTGGCTCAAAAGAGCCAAATAGGGGTGCACCATGACACGGTTTGGGCAGTCTAAAATGGTAATCGCGCGCAATCAACTATCACTTTTTACCCCCCAAAGTGACCGGGACATGCCGGGACAAATCGGGACAAATCGGGACAATTACCCCCCGGCTGATGCCCCGCAGTCGGGACATTCTGGAACCCCCCCCCTAAAGGGGGGGGTCCAATGTCCCGCCGGGACAGGGTTCGAAATGTCCCGGGCCCGTCCCGTCCCGGCTGAAGGAATTACAAAACGAAACGAAAGCCGAAAGGCAATCTTCGACGCATGGCTGGCCGAGTGTCGCGCCTATGACGCGGCAGGCCGGCAGGATGAAGTCCCGCCCTTGCCACCGGGCTATCTGTCCAGCGGCCCGAAGCTATGGCGCGAGGGTGCAACCTATTCGGGCAAGCGGTGGCGCTGATGGACATGACCCCTGCCCAAGTGGCGCGCGCCCATGCCGATGATGCGCTTGCCGAGGACTGCCTGCGCCGCGCCAGAGCCGCGCAGGACGGCTTGCAGCACCCGAACCTGGACCCAGACGGGCGGGAATACTTGGAAGGGCTTGTGGCGCGGTTTAAAGCCCTTGCGGCGCGGCTGAAAGGAAGCTAAAGATGACTGGAGCTATCGCCATGACGAAGCCGAAACCCGCGCGCGCGCGCGGCCAATCAAGCCCCGAGGCCGACCTAGGCCCTGCCCAGCGCATTCGCAACGGCGCGCTTGAGATCGGCTTCCGGGCTGATCCTGACCAGCCCAGCCGCACGGTGAAGGGCGCCCGCGTCCGGGTGTGGTATCACGCCGAATGGGCCGCAGGGCGGCTGACTGACGCCCAGCACGAGGCGGCGGACCGATACAGCCGATGGGCGGAAGAGGCGGCGTTACTGTCCGAGGGCAAGCCTGCCATGCGCGGCGGCGGCAACGGTGGCAGCTTCAACGGGCCATCGGATAGGCTGGTGTGGTTGCTGGCGCAGTTGCGCGCTGCGGACGCGGCGCTGGACTTGCACCGTGATCCGGTCAAGCTGGCGATATGCTGGAACCTGACGCCGGAGCATCCTGAGGCAGTGCGGGTGGGATTGCGGCGCTTGGCTGAGTTTTGGGGGATGTGATGGATTATTTGCAAAAAACAGCGCTGGAATGCGGTGCGGCTGTAATGCGCGCGGCGCGGCAAGCTATGAATAGCCGCGAGGAAGTCAAGTGCGATTATTGGGTATACGGCTGCGATGTGCTTGTCCGGCCAAAACCGGAACGTAGACGGCAAATGACCTATTTTTGGCTTGGGGCAGATGGGGAAAAATAATTAACGCGCCGCGCATTTTTCCTGTTGACAGCGCGGGCCAATGGTCCTACGTTCCCGTTATCAGCAAGGGCAATCAAGCCCGGCTGCGAGAGATTAGACCGATGAGCAACATGCCAAAACTTTCCGCCCGCGCTTCAATCGCCCTTGATGTTCTTTCTGATGGCGGTCATTTCCGCTATGGTCTTGAAAAGAATTCCTACACGGGCCGCGAGCAGTTTCAATGGCGCCTTCAAAAGAACGGCAAAAATGTGAAGGGTGTTGGCGGCGCCACTTACTACGAGCTTGAAGCCGCTGGGTTTCAATTCAAGAAAGAATGGCCGGGCATGACCTCGACCGTGACTTATCACACCCTCAAGCACGCGGCTTGAGGGAAAGATGGCCGATTTAATTTTGCGTCCTTCAACGCATAATCCAGGCAAGCCATGGGCGTTGCAACTCAGAAACCACGGGCCGGCTGAAACCGAATATCTTACCATTGCGCGCGTATCAGACGAATTGGCGCGCGAGATTATTAGGGCCGGCGCCGCCTTTTGGCTTTTTGGTGATCCTGATGACCACGAAAAACAACAGCAAAGCGCCACCCCATGACCCCTGACCAATTCCGCGCCGCGCTTGCCGACTTGGGCTTATCCCAAGCCGGCTTTGCGCGCCTTGCCATGGTTGACGCCCGCACCGTCCGCCGCTGGTGCGACGGAACGCGAGCCGTGCCTGGGCCGGTGGTAGCGTTGCTTCAGATGATGGATAAAACCCTTGACAAGCCCCCGCCGGGCTTGTAGCGAAGGAATATAACTCACAATTGCGCCCGGAGCCGAAAAGGCTACCGGGCTTTTTTATGGAGAAACGCAATGGGCACGAAAAAGAAGGGCGGCAAGAAGTGCTAATGGGCGGTCGCACAAGCGCGACCCGTCCAAAGGGCAATGGCCCCGGCCATGGCGGACCGGCCAGCGGCACGCTTGCACAAGGCGCAGGCTACGGGCCAGGCGCAGGCCCGGCCAAGGCGTTTACCAGCGAGCAGCAGCCGACCGGCGAGGCCAAGTCCGCCGGCAAGGAAGTCGCAGCCGAGATCAAGGCGCAGATTGCCGCGCGCAAGGAAGAAATCCTTGCCGCGCAATTCACCCGGGCGCTGGACACGGCGCATTCGCAAGGGCACGCGGCGGCCAAAGACTTGCTGGACCGTATCGCGCCCCCTGAAAGCAGGACGGACGTGACCACGAATGGCGAGCGGCTAGGCTATGTCATCATGGCGCCAACAGAGGCAGAGGACGCCGAAGCATGGGCGAAACAGCATCAGCCCCAAGCGTAGTTTGGCGCCCCCAGGCAGGCCCACAAACGGCGCTGCTGACCTGCCCGGTATTTGAGGTTTTCTTTGGCGGGGCACGCGGCGGCGGCAAGACTGACGGGATGCTTGGCGAATGGGCCGTACATGCTGACCGATACGGCAAGCAGGCGATAGGCCTGATGGTCCGCCGCACGCGGACGGAATTGCAAGAGACATTCGAGCGGGCGCGGGCGCTGTTCACGCCCCTAGGCGCGCAATTCACCAGCGTCCCGATGCGGTGCGTGATGCCAGGCGGGGCAAGACTGACCTTCGCCTATCTTGAGCGCGACGCGGACGCCGAAAGCTACCAGGGCCACAGTTACACGCGGGTCTATGTCGAGGAGGCGGGCAACTTCCCAAGCCCGGCGCCGATCCTGAAGTTGTTTGCCACGTTGCGGTCCGGTTCTGGCGTGCCCTGCCGCATACGCCTGACGGGCAATCCCGGCGGTCCTGGGCATCAATGGGTGAGGGCGCGCTACATAGACCCCGAGCCGATGGGCTGGCGGGTCATGAAGGACGATGTGAGCGGCTTAGAGCGGGTCTATATCCCGTCCCGTGTTGGCGATAACCGGCACTTGGGCGCGGATTATGTGGCGCGGCTGCGGGCCAGCGGAGCGCCTGAATTGGTGCGGGCTTGGCTAGAAGGCGATTGGTCTGTCATCGCGGGGGCGTTCTTCCCCGAGTTTGACATGGGCCGGCACGTCATCGCGCCGCGCGAATTGCCTGAACATTGGGTTAGGTTCCGGTCCCTAGACTGGGGCAGCGCTAGGCCTTTCAGCGTCGGCTGGTGGGCCGTGTCTGACGGCGAGCTGCAGGACATTCCGCGCGGCGCGCTGGTGCGCTATCGGGAATGGTATGGCAGCACCGGCAAGCCGAATGAAGGCCTGCGAATGACTGCCGAGGAAGTGGCGCAAGGCATCGCGCAACGTGAGGCGGGCGACCCCAAGCCTGAGAATGGCCTTCACGGCGTGGCTGATCCGGCCATCTTCAGCAGCGACGGCGGGCCAAGCATCGGCGAGCGCATGGCGCGTTCGGCCAAGGTTTTCTTCCGCCCTGCGGATAACGCCCGCGTGTCGCGCCAAGGCGCGCTTGGCGGGTGGGATCAAGTGCGGGCCCGGCTGCGGGGAGACGAAACCGGGCCGGGCTTGCTGATCTTCAGCACATGCCGCGACCTGATCCGCACCTTGCCGGCGTTGCAGCATGATCCTGACCGCCCGGAAGATGTGGACAGTGACGGCGAAGACCACGCGCCGGATGAAGCCCGTTACGCTTGCATGAGCCGCCCATGGGTGCGGCAGAAGCCAATGCAAAAGCCGGGCAATATCGTGTCGATCGGCGGCACGAATACCGCGACTTTCAACGATTTATGGAAAACCGCGCCGCAAGCCGCGCGCTGGTAAGGAAATCCGCTATGTTAAATGCCCCATTCTCGCCCGGCGAGACCTTAACGCTTTCCGTAACAACCACCAGCAGCACCGCAAGTTTTGCGACGGCTGGAACGGCGGCGTCTGTCATTGAGGTGCAGAATACTGGCTCTTCCCCATGCTTCATTGTTTTCGGAGCCACCGCGACAACGGCGGGATATCCGGTTGGTGCCGGTCAGGCCAAACTATTGAGTAAACCGCCCGGACAAGCGCAGATCGCAGCCATTTGTGGATCTGGCAGCACCACGCTTTATGTCACGTCAGGCCAGGGCCGTTAAATTGTCACAGCGCCTAAATACGCGGTTGCGGGCGGCGGATGCGGTTGGCGGCATCGTCACTAGCGGCCTTGTGATGCACTTGGACGCTGGCAATGCGGCAAGCTATCCCGGGACCGGCACGGCTTGGACTGATCTTAGCGGGAATGGAAATAACGGGACGCTTGTTGGTGGACCAACCTACAGCGCGACCAATGGCGGGCAGATCGTTTTCGATGGTGTCAATGACAGGCTTGACGACATTACGCTGCCAAACCCAAATGCCGAGCTCACTTTTGAAATTGCAATGAACTACACTTCAAAGGCGTCGTATCATAATGTCTTGGATCGCTCTGGAAATTCGGGCGGCACCTTATATCCGCAATTTTGGGTGCGTCCTTCAAGTCTTAGCAATAGGTTAGAAGTGAACGCCGGGAATTTGGTGGCAGATACCGACTATTCTGGCACCAACATTATTGCCGCATTAATGATAAAAAGCGGCACAACGCCAGGAATTGAACTGTATATCAATGGAGTTTTGCACAAAACAACAACGGCGACGCAACCGTCTTGGCCTAATCCAGTTACGATGGCATTTTTCAATCGAGTGGGCGGACAAACATTTCTTGGGAGCGCAGCAATTTTACGCTGGTATAACCGCGTTCTTTCTGCATCAGAAGTATTGCAAAACTTCAACGCCAACAGAGCGAGGTTTGGCCTATGATTGAATGGAAAATCGCAAACCTATTTGCCACGCTGAGCAATTCCGAGGTGGACCAGCAGCGCCCAAATGGCGCGATTGTGGTGCGCGCTGAATGGCAGGTAACGGGGCGCGACCAGAACATCACGGCAAGCGTGACGGGCTTTCAAGAATTTGTTTATAACCCGGAAACAGAGTTCACGCCGTATTTGGAATTGACGGAAGAACAGGTTTTGTCGTGGGTTCATCGCGCAATGGCCGGGCAGCGCAAAGCCTATGAAGATTTGGTGATGCAGCAAGTGGCGCAGAAGAAAGCAGAGCCGATCACGTTGCCGCTGCCGTGGCATCAGCCCGCGCCGATTATGGTGGAACAGCCTTCCAGCAACGACACGCTGATAGGCGGCAACGACGATGATAGTCTTGGGGGTCTGGCGTGACCCGCAAAATACCGCCTGGCTTAAGCCATGCTTTGATTGGTGCTGCGCTGACTGCGGCTATTGGTATTCCGTGCGCGCTGTTTGGATTGCCTGCGCTTATCGGCGCTGGTTTTGCCATTGGGTTCTATGTCGGGCGCGAGCGGCGCCAATCTGAAGAACACTTTGGAAGCAACCGCATCTGGCCGTGGCAATGGAAGCCGCGCGCTGGGCGTGACATCGCTTGGCCTGCGCTGGCGGCGGCATTGGTTGCGCTTTTGATTGAGGTTTTAGCGTAATGTCGCAAGAGCCGGACGATCTCGAATACAAGACGCCAGAGGGCAAATATCGCCGCTGGCTGGTCGAGATTGATCAGGCTGAAAAGTGGTGCCGCGATTGGCATGAAACTGCCAAAAAGTGCTTGAAGCGCTACCGCGACGACCGGAATGAGCTTCAAAAAACACAGCGCCGCATCAACATTTTCTGGTCAAACGTCGAAACCCTGAAGCCTGCGCTGTATGCGCGCCGCGCGAAGCCCGTGGTTGAGCGGCGCTTCCGCGATGCTGACCCAATTGGCAAGGCGGCGGCGGAAACGCTGGAACGCGCAACCACTTTCGCCACAGATTCGGACCAGTTTGACGAGGTAATCCGGCAAGCGCGCGATGACCGGCTTATTGTCGGGCGGGGCACGGCCTGGCTGCGTTATGTGCCGCATTTCCAGCAGATGAACCCGCCGACGCCCGCCGATGGCGTCAGCGTGACGGATGACGCCGCCGAATATGAGGCGGAAACGCAAGCCCAGGCGCCAGTTGAGGCGCTGGTGTTTGAAGAAGTCGCGCATGACTATGTGGCGTGGGTGGACTTCCTTATGTCTCCGGCCAAGACTTGGCGCGAAATGTCATGGGTCGCCCGCAAGGTGCAGATGACGCGCGCCGAATTGGTGGAGCGTTTCGGCAAAGAGATTGGCAGCGCGGTTCCGCTGAATGAGCGGGCCGACAAAAACGGCAATGATTCCGCTGAAGCGCGCTTTCGTGATGGGCTTTCCGCCCGCGCTGACGTGTTTGAGATTTGGAGCAAGGCAGAGCGCAAGGTGTGTTGGCTTGCGCGCGGCTATGAGGGCTTGCTTGACGAGCGTGATGACCCGCTGCGCTTGCATGATTTCTTTCCGTGCCCGCGTCCGATGTTTGCGACCGTCACCACAGAAAGCCTAATCCCGATCCCCGATTACATGATGTATAAGGATCAGGCTGACGACTTGGACAGCGTGACGCTGCGCCTTTCCATGCTGACGGAAGCTTGCCGCGTTGCCGGTGTTTATGACGCATCGCAGGACGCCAGTGTTGGGCGTCTGTTCTCCGAGGCCAGCGATAACCAGTTGATCCCGGTGAATACCTGGGCCGCGTTCTCTGAAAAGGGCGGGCTTCGCGGCGTGTTGGATTTCGTGCCGCTGGATGGCATTATCGCCACCATTCGCGAATTGACGGCGCGCGAGCAGGTCTTGAAAGCGCAGATTTATGAGATCACGGGCATTTCTGACATTGTGCGAGGCTATTCCGCGCCGTCCGAGACTGCCACGGCGCAGCAGATCAAGGGGCAGTTTGCGGCCTTGCGGTTGCAGGAGCAACAGTCCGAGGTAGCGCGGTTTGCGCGTGACTTGATTGCGATGACGGCGGAAATTATCTCCGAGCATTTCCAGCCGCAGACGATTGCGCTGATGTCCGGCTTGGCAGAACAAGCGCCAGAGTTTCAGCAGAATTTCATGCCGGCTTTGCAGCTTTTGCGTAATGATCGGATGCGGAGTTTCCGCATTGACATCGAGACAGACAGCACGATTGCGGTTGATGAAACCGCCGATAAGCAGGCCGCGACCGAGTTCCTCACAGCAATGGGCAATTACATGGCGTCCAGTTTGCCAATGGCGCAGCAAGCGCCGGAGCTTCTGCCGGTGATTGGGCAGGGCGCGGTATTCCTGGCGCGGCGCTTCCGGGCTGGGCGGCAGTTGGAAGGGTCTATTGAAGCGTCATTCCAAGCGCTTGAGCAACGCGCGCAACAGATGGCGCAGCAGCCGCAACAGCAGCAACCTGACCCGGCCATGTTGAAGGCGCAGGCTGATGAACAACGCCTTGCCATGGAAGGCGATTTCAAGGCGCGTGAGTTGGGTTTGCGCGAGCAAGAGTTGACGTTCAACGCGGAATTGAAAGCGCGCGAGATGGGCTTGCGTGAGGCCGAGATGATGCAATCCCGCAAGGACGCGCTATTGCCTGACCGTGAAGCGCTGGTGCAAGGCAATGAAGGCGCCTTGACGCAATTGGCGGCATCCCTTGCCGCATTGGGCCAAAGCCTAGAGATGATGCAGCAACAGCAAACAGACACGGCGCAAATCCAGATGCATGCGCTGGCGCAGTTGGCGGCTTCCATGTCTGCGCCAAAGCGCGTGGTGCGAGGCCCTGATGGACGCGCCATGGGCGTTGAAACTGTCTTGAATTGATCGGGAAATCTTATGTCAGCAACCAATGCCTTTGAGACAAGCCTGCTTCAGCATATTTTTCAGAATGCTGACATTGCCAACATTGGCGATGCGACGGGTTTGCGCGGATCGACTACGGCAGGTTCATTATATGTGTCATTGCACACGGCGGACCCTGGCGAGGCCGGGGCGCAGAATACCAGCGAGGCGGCCTATACTGGATATGCCCGCCAGGCGGTTGCCCGATCCGGCGCCGGATGGGTGGTGTCTGGCAACAACGCATCCAACGCGGCGGCGGTGGCGTTTGGACCTTGCACGGCAGGCACTGCCACGGTCACGCATTTCGGCATTGGAACGGCGTCAAGCGGCGCGGGTAACTTGCTATTCAAGGGCGCGCTTACTGAATCGTTGATTGTCACCACAGCCTCAAACGCCACGCTAACCTTCGCCATTGGCGCGCTTGATGTGGATGCTGATTGATGTCTGATTTCGTAGGCTACACGCCGGGTTCTGGCGAACAGATCGCGGTTGACAATATACCGGGCGGCAAAGTCCAGCGCGTCAAGGTAATGCTTGGGCCTGACGGCGTAGATGGGGGGGATGTTTCGGGTTCGACGCCGCTTCCGGTTGCCGCATATGGCGAATTGATCGAGGCCATTGAAGCTATGCGAATTGCGATTGCGGCCCTGACCAAAACCATCGGCTTCGCGCTTCCGAATGCGCTTGGCCAGCCGATCTTTGAGGCGCGTCAAGGCACTGCAAGTAACTTGCTGATGACCGCAAACCTGGCGGGCAATCAAACCTTAGCCACCTTGACCAATCAAACGCAGATGGGCGGCTTTGCATCGAACGATCAAATTCCCGCGCTAATGCATCTTCAGGTGGACAACCTCCGCCGCAACATTACGGTGAGCTAAGATGGCAACCACAAACGGCAATCGAAAAATTCTTGACCTAAAGCGGTGGGAATTTTGCGCCATTCTGCCCACTACCACGCAAGCTGGAACCTTCGTTGCTTCATCGCGCCATTTTCGACAGCAGCAGCTTTGCGTTCGCAGCAACTCCGAGGTTTTCATCTATAATCCCTCCGAAGATGGATGGGTGCCGATTACCTCACCGGGTTTGGCCGGTACGTTTGGCGGTGGGGCGGCTGGGGTGGCAGGCGCGTGGTCATCAGGCTCGACGGTGGGCGCAGCTTCACTGACCGCGACGGGTGGCAGCACAACCACGATCATCACCAACCAAACCCTTGCGCGCGACTTGCGTGGCTACAAAATCCTCATTATGGCCGGGCCGAACGCTGGCGCGGTTTTGGATATTGCGTCCAACACCATCGCCGCAAATGCGGTTATTACCGTCACGCCTGCCCAGGCGGTCGCGTTTTCTGCTTCGACGGTCTATCGCCTGCTGACGCCGCGCTGGTATGTGGTGGGCGCGGGCACTTTAACGACAGCATCTTTCCGCGTCTATGACTTTGCCACCAACACGTGGACAACGCTAACTCAGACGGGCCTGCCCGCTTCTTTAGGCACTGACGGAAAGCTTATTTCCACACCTTCGATTGTTAATGGTGATTTCAAAAGCTTCGCCACCGGCACCGCGACAAGCGCCACAAGCACAACGCTAGCGCAGACTGGCAAGACTTGGACCACATCGCAATGGATCAATTCGCAGGTTCGCATCACGGGCGGCACAGGGGCGGGCCAGATTAGGACCATCACGGCCAACACGGCGGACACGTTGACCGTCGCTACTTGGACCACAACGCCGGACGTAACCAGCACCTATGCAATCGAAGGGAATGACAATTTCCTTTACTACATCGGCAACAACGCCGTTACAATGTATCGCTATGACATCACGGCGAACACATGGTCAACGCTATCCCCGATAGCGGCGCGGGCGGCTGCCCCTCAAGCTGGCATGTCCGCACATTGGGTGCATTCTGTGCAGGAAAACGATTGGACGGACGAAAGCGCCATTCGGAACGGACGCTATATCTACTCCTTTCAGGGTGGCGGTACTGCAAACCTGCATCGCTACGACATCGCGGGCAATACCTGGGCGACCATCACCTACTCGCCCAATGCCGACACGCTCAGCACAGGCACCAAATACGCGCTGCACAAGGGAACGCTGTATATTCAGAAAGACCAAATTGGCCGCTGGTATGCGTATGATTTTGCACGGTCAGAAATGTTTCCCTGGGGCATGATGCTTTACCCTCAGGGTTCAGCCATTGTGGGCGATACCGCGTTTGATGTGGCTTATAAAGATGGCGCCACGGAAATCTACTACGTTTACATGGTTCTGAATACGCTCAACATCCATCTCAGACAGCAGGTGATCTAGCCATGGACAAAGAAGAATTGATCGCAATGCTTGAAGCAAAGATCAACAGCCTTGTCACCCTGAAAGGGTCACTTGAAAGGCTGAATGAATTGCAGCAGGCGCAGGAAGTTGAGATCGAGATCAACCAGACCAAAGCCCTGTTGAACGAGCAGCTTTCGCCGCCTAGCGAGTAAATCCTATGACGCTGCTGACGCTCCTTCAGTCTGGCGGCGCGGGCGCCAACATTGAAGGCGCGACCTCGCTCACGTTTGCCTTATCGGGCGCGCTGGCCGGGGCAAGTATTGTTTCCGGCGCGACCTCGCTCACGTTCACGGCTTCGGCAACCGCCACGCCCGAGCAAAGCGAACAGACGCGCGGCGGGTTCTATACCAAAGAGGACCGCAAGCGTCACAAGCGCCTATCTGAATTGGCGGTGCAGCGCCGCGATAAGCAGCGCGACGAGCAGGACGCATTCAGAAGCGCCTTAGAGGACGCATACGACGCGGCCCTGGGGCTTGTGGATGAACCGGCGGCAGAAACCCGCGCGGAAGTGCGGGAAGCCATTGCAGAGGTTGCGCAAGCGGCGCCTGAGCCTTACCGGGCAGAAGTGCAACGCCTGCGCGACCTGGCCCGGCAGGCCGAGACGCTAACGCAGATTGAACGGGTAGTAACACGCATCGCGGCCATTCAGGCGAGGGCGGAAGCCGACGCTGATGATGATGAAACCGTGCTGATGCTGATGGGGTGACATGAAACGCAAATTCATCTGGCACAACGGCGAATGGCGCGACGTGACTAATGCCAAGCGCGCGCCGCGTGTTGGGCCTTACATTATGACGGACGGAATGAAGGCTTGCTTTCATCCCGCCACGGGCGAAATGATGGACAGCAAGAGCGCATTCCGCCGTGTCACGCGCGACCATGGCTTGACCGAGGTTGGCAATGACGCGTTGGCCATGACTGCGCCCGCGCCAAGCGGTGTCGCGCATGACGTGGCGCAGGCTTACCAGATGCTTGAGCAAGGCTACACGCCGCCGCCGGTCGAGAGTGCCGGCATTCTTGACGGGGCGAGCGTGGAAACAAGACTTTTCACCTAAAGGAAAATGAGCATGACGCTTTCGGAAAGCGGGGCTGCTGATGCAGCGCCTGCCGATGATCTGCGCGCCGATCTTGACGCCGCGTTTGACAGCATTGCGGGCAATGAAGCGCCTGCCGATACCAAAGAAGCGGAGCCGCCGCGCGATGACGCCGCGCCCGCTGATGAACAGCCCGCCGAAGGCCAAGCGCCCAAGGCGGAAGGAACCAAGGACGAAGCCCGTCAGACAGAAGGCGACAGCACCGCAAAGGTTGCACCGCCCGAAGGCTGGCCGTCCGACGCAAGCATAGCCTGGGATCGCCTTTCTAAAGCTGCACAAGACGCCTTCAGGGCGGACTTGGACGCGGGGCGCATTACCATTGGCAAGCAAGCGCAGGGCATAACCGCACCCGATCCGGTGCAGGAAGTGGTGAGAGCCTATCAATCGGAAATCTCGCGGCGAGGCATGGCGCCCGAACAGGCGGTTCGCGTCTTGTTTGAAGCCCAGCGCGCGCTTGACGAAAACCCGATTGAGGCTTTGCGCCAGCTTGCCCGCTCCTATGGTGTGGACCCCGCAACCCTCGCGCCTTCCAATGGCGCACAAGCACCGCAATACTCGGCTGATCCCGTTCTTGGGCAGATGCAACAGGAATTGGCGACGCTACGGGGCTATTTGACGCAACAGCAACGCGCGCAGCACGACGCCACAATGGCGGACCAGCACCGCATCATTTCCGATTTCGCCCAAACGAAAGCGGCAGATGGCGCGGCGGCTTATCCGCATTTTGAGCAAGTGCGCGTCACGATGGGCAATCTTCTACAGGCTGGCGAAGCTAAGTCTTTGAAGGATGCCTATGACATGGCGGTTTGGGCACGTCCCGACCTGCGCGAGCGCATCCTGGCAGATCAGCGCAAGGCGGAAGATGCCAAGCGCGAGGCCGACGCCCGCAAGGCGGCAGAAGATGCGCGCAAGCGTGCTGTGAGTGTCAAAAGCAATCCGAGCATGGCCCCCAATGCAACGCCCGCCGGCAGCCTGCGCGACGAGCTTGAGCGCAATTGGTCTAGCGCTTCCTTTTAGGAGATAAACAATGGCCATTTCTCCCGGCCTTAATGAGATTGTGACGACTACGCTCCGCAATCGTTCCGGCAAGCTTGCCGACAACGTGACCCGCAACAACGCCTTGCTTAATCGCCTGCGCGGCAAAGGAAAGACAAAATCTTTCTCTGGTGGCCGGTCGATTGTGCAGGAAATCGAATATGCCATGAATGGCACCTATCGCCGCTACAGTGGCTACGAGGTGTTGAACATTCAGCCGTCTGACGTGATGACGGCGGCTGAATTTCCGATCCGCCAAGCGGCGGTGGCGGTTTCGATTTCGGGCCTTGAAATGCTGCAAAACAGCGGCAAGTCTCAGGTGATTGACCTGCTTGAAAGCCGCATCGGCAATGCCGAGCGCACTTTCATGAACAGCATTTCCGCCGATATTTACTCGGACGGCACTGCTTCTGGTCAGATTACCGGCCTGCAAGCGCTTATTGCCAACTCGCCGGGTTCCGGCACCATTGGCGGTATTGATCGCGGCACCTGGCAGTTCTGGCGCAATATCAGCTTTTCTTCCGTCTCTGACGGCGGCGCGCCTGCGACCAGCGCGAACATTCAGAGCTATATGAACCGCGTTGCGCTTCAACTCGTGCGCGGCAATGACGGGCCCGACCTGATCGTGGCGGATAACAACTACTTCCGCTTGTATCTGGAAAGTTTACAGGCCATCCAGCGCGTGACGGATGACCAGCAGGCGGGCGCGGGCTTCACCGGCCTGAAATACTACGGCGCGGGCCGTAGCATCGACGTTGTGCTTGACGGTGGTTTCCAGGGCTTCAGCACTGATCCCGGCGGGGTTGGTGGTGCGCCTGTTGATCGGATGTATTTCCTCAATACGAATTACGTCCATTACCGCCCGCACAGCGACCGCAACATGGTCCCGCTTGATCCTGACCGTTTCAGCGTGAACCAAGACGCCATGGTGAAGCTGATCGGCTGGGCCGGCAACATGACCCTTAGCAATGCGCGCCTTCAGGGCGTGTTGCGCGCTTAATCGGAGGACAACAGAATGTCTTTTTCCATCTCCAATATGCTGGGCGCTGCGGTACTTGATACCAATGCGGTCACAACGACTTCGCTGGAATATCCGGCGCCGCCTTTTGCCGTTGGCACTCGCGCCGTTGGCAATAACGGCACGGAATGGATTTACGTCCAGGCTTCTGCGGCGGTCACGGCGACTTTCGCTTGCGTGATCAGCGTGACCAATACGGTCGCGCACATGACCACAACTACGGGCCTTCGCGGGCTTTTGGTTGGCGTGCCGGCGGTTGATATTGCCGCCAGCTCTTACGGTTGGGTGCAGATCAAAGGGCCGGCGAATTTGCAGGTTCTGGCCTCTGCGGCTGCCAATGTGCGGTTGAACACCACGGCAACCGCTGGCGCGCTTGATGATGATGGCACTGCTGGTTCGAAGGAAGTGCTTGGCATTGCCCTGACCACGGCCCGCGCGGCTACGCAGGGTTTGGCTCCAGCCATGCTTAATTATCCCGCCGTTGGCGTGACGCTCTAACGGGACGGGCCGGGCATATCGCCCGGCCCCTTCCACTTTCAAGGAAATCCCAATGTCTGAAAATTTCGCGTTCATGGGTGGGGTTGTCCACTCTGACGGCGCGGTTTCAATGGGCAGCGATGCCCGGCTTTACGTCGAGTTTTATGCCCATTCTGAACATCAGCCTTGGAAATCGGCAGAACAAGGGCGTCCGATTTACGAGAAGAAAGACTACATCAAGATCATCCAGCCGGGCGAGCGTGATCAGATGGTGCGCGAAGTGACCGATCTGGACAAGATGCGCTTTCCGAAGCAATGGCAGGCGTATGAAAACCAGCAAGCGCAAATTCCTGATGGAACGCCGCTTGCGGTGATGTTTCCCCAAGACCCGCAGATTTGCGACCAGTTTCGCGCGCTGAAGATCCACGTTGTTGAACACCTGGCCGGGCTTGGCGAAGAAGGTATCAAGCGCCTTGGGATGGGCGGGCGTGATCATGTGGAACGCGCCAAGAATTTCCTTGCCGCCGCGTCCAATATGAAAGGCGCGCATGAAATGCAGCGCCAGATTGAAGCGCAGAAAGACGAGATTGCCACGCTCAAGGCGGCCCTTGAGCAGGTGCAAAAAGAATTGGCCGCTAACCCCAAGCGTCGCCGGGCGGCGCAGGAAGAGGATTGATACAATGAACGGTCTTGGTTCTGACATGATGGGTCTTGGGATGCCTTCCGCGCTTGCCAATTTGGTAGGCGAAAGCATTCCGGCATCTGTTGCCGGTGTTGGCACGGCGCAATCTGGCGCCACGCCGCTAACCGGAACGATCAACCAAGTGACAACCGCGTCAGGCCAGACGGCGGTGGTGTTGCCTTCTACGCAGCCGCTTGGCACTTCGGTCAGTGTCTATGTCAGCACTGCCACAACGGCGCTGGTGTTTCCGCCTTCAGGTGGCGGTATCAACGAAGGCGCGGCGAATGCTTCCTTCAGCGTGGCGCAATCCCGTCTGGCGTCCTTTGTCCGCGTAAGCGCGACAAAGTGGCTGGTGCTGTACGGCTCATAAGCCATGTCTTACACTTGGCTTCAGCTTGGTCAGGCCGTGGCGGCGGAAATGGGGCTTGGCTCCATTCCCGCCACGGTGGCCGGCGCAAACGATGATCAAACGCGGCAGATTGGCGCGCTTGCCAATCGGTGCGGCGAGATGTTGCTGCGAATGCGCGAATGGATTGCGCTGCAAGCCGAGTGGGAAATTTCTGTCACTACGCCAATCACGCTGACGGGCGACCTGACGCTAGGATCGGCTACGGTGACGGGCCTTGCCAGCACGGCGGGACTATTGGCCGGGCAAATGGCCGTCACAGGCGATTATCTGGTCCAAGCAACCCGTCTTGCGGCGGTGGTGGACGCGAATACCGTCACGCTCACGCAGCCCGCCACGGCCACGCTTGCGGGCGCCACGCTGGCCTTTGGGCAGGATACCTATGCGACGCCTGCGGACTTGCTGGCGCCGATCAATCGCACGATGTGGGATCGCTCGCGGCGATGGGAATTGATTGGCCCGATGTCGCCGCAGGAAGATCAGTGGATGCGTTCGGGCATTGTGGCGACCGGCCCGCGTAGGCGGTTTCGATTTGTCGGGCGCGGCGTCAACACGTTCCGCATCTGGCCCCCACCGACTTCGCTTGATAGTCCATCGGTTTTGTCGTTCGAATACACGTCCGCCCATTGGGCCACGGCGGCGGACGGCACGCCAAAGGACCGCTTCACGGCGGATGCTGACACGTGCGTTTTTGCCGATGACCTGATGTTGATGGGCGTAAAATGGCTTTGGCTGCAAAGCAAGGGCATGGAATATGCCGCCTTTCGTGACGATTGGCTGCGGCAGGTGGAACAGGCCGAGGCGACCGATGGCGCCAGCCCGACGCTGAACATGGCGGGCGGAAATTGGCCGCTGCTGATCGGGCCGGGTAATGTGCCTGATACTGGGTTTGGTTCCTAATGAGCGGGGCGCTGGACAGGCCGCAAGGGCTGTATGCACTGGCGCCGGCTGCCCAGCCTATGGGACAGCAAGACATGCTGGCGCGGCTATTGCGCGGCAATCCTGACCCTAGCCTGCCGGGTTATCCGGTGATGCAGTCGTCAGAAGGTCGCGGCTTTAGGCCAATACCATTTCAAGGCGAAGGCTTCCAGCGCATGGCGGCGGTGTTGCG